CTACAGAAACCGGATGCCCGGCTGCAAGATTAAAGACATGATGGCCGGTTAGGCCTGACTCTAATGATAGTATGATGCCGAGGGTTATGTCGCTAATGTGTGTCCAGTCCCGCAGCATGTCATCCCCATCATCGCAAAATAGCGTGATAGGCTGCCCAAGTTTTGCTTTCGCGATTGCGCTAGTTAAAAACATATCCGGTCGCCCGTTAGGCCCATACACTGAAAAAAATCTCAAACCGATTGCATTGATTTTGTCGGTTTCGCAATATGCGGCAGCTACTAGCTCATTAGCTTTTTTCGTCGCGCCGTAAAGATTGCTAGGCAAACACTCCATATCTTCGCTCCATCCAGTTTCGGGGCAAGTACTATTGCCGTAAACGGATGACGATGAAGCATATATAAACTTAGGTATTTTCTTGCTTGCTACAAAATCAATCACATTCTGAAAGCCAACAACGTTAGACTGTATATAGGCTTTAGGATTTGTTAGACTGTATCTAACACCGGCTTGAGCAGCTAAATGAATCACGGCGTCAATTTTGCTAGATGAAATCGCCGTAGGAAATGATTCGGCTAAATTTTCTTGCAGAAAAAAGAAATTATGGAAGCCTTGCAAGTCTCGCAATCGATCCAACTTGATCAGCGGATCATAATAATCATTTATGGAGTCAACGCCGTAAACGGTGTGCCCATCGCCCAACAAACGATGGCAAACAGAATGCCCAATAAAACCGACCGCACCAGTAATGATGATACGCATGTCTGATATCCCTAAACAAGTTGTAGATCAAAATTGGCGACTAGCCAATCTATATAAAATCATTGATAAAAATAGCCGATTGGTGACCTTTAGGCCTAATTATATTCAGCGAATCATGAACGCCGAAACCGCGCCAAGAAAGATGATTTTAAAACCGCGTCAAATTGGATCTACCACAAATGAGGTAATAAAGCTATTAGATTATGTGCTGTATCACAAGAATACCACAATTTGCGTGATGGCTCACGAGGATTCGGCTATCAAAAAGATATTTAGAATTCCGCGACGGGCTTATAACGCAATGCCAGCCGCTATTAGACCGGAGCTAGATCGCGGCGGTGGCAGTAAGTATGAGATGGCGTTTCCAAAAATTCGGTCATTGATGTATTGCGATCTGGAAAGCCGTGGAGATACGATTTCTAGGCTGCACATTTCAGAAGCGGCATTCGTCGACTAAGAGCGATATATCTCGACTATGCAAGCGGTCCCGGTAAATGGGCGCATTACAATTGAGTCAACTCCCAATGGCGTTGGCAATTGGTTTTATGACAAATGGCAAAATGACGATAGTTACGCCAAACTGTTTTTCCCGTGGTACATGGACATTGGATATCAGCTCCCATACTCCGGGAGATTGTCATACACATCCGATGAAAACGCTTTAATATCTTATGCAAAAGCGCACCATAAAATAGAGATATCGCCTAATCAAATTATTTGGCGTCGACAAAAAATCACAGAATTAAAAGACTTTTTCTATCAGGAATATCCTGAGGACCCGGCTACGTGCTTCCTACTTTCCGGTGGCCAAGTTATCGACCGGCTAATCATTCAAAAGATTATGGCTAAGGCAAAAAAGCCAATTAGCGAACAGCACGAAGTAAAGGTTTTTGAGACGAAAAGAGCTGGCGCGCATTACGTGATTGGAGCGGACCCGGCGGAAGGTGTGGGCGGTGACTTTAGCCATGCTACATGCTATGACGTTGAGCGTCGATGCGAGGTTGCAACACTGCGCGGACAATTCAAGCCGGTAGTGTTTGCTAGGAGGCTAAAAGACTTTGCCGCAAAGTATGCCCATGGCCATCGCTGGCCATTATTAGCGGTGGAAAAAAACAATCACGGGCACGCTGTACTGCAGGAATTGATTGAGCACACCGACTACCCGAACCTTTACTTCTCAAAGCCGGATTCTCCCGGCTGGCATTCTAACTCGGTTACCCGGCCCATTATGATCGATCAGCTAATAGATGCGGTGGAAGATGACCAAATAAAAATCAATGATATACTAGCTTTAAATGAATTAATGACATTAATTAATAAAAACGGGAAAATCGAAGCGGCTACCGGAAAGCATGATGACTCAGTGATTGCTACGGCAATCGCCCTGCAAATGATATTGCAGGAACACGCAAAGGTAAAACTATATGACAACGTCAAGGGATCAATCATTGTCTGATAATTTGCGCAATCCTATCAAATCGGCTGACAGCGAAAATATAGCTGCAGAATTGCTTGCGCCAAAAACGCACAAGAGAAGCTATTTAGATTATGACTCAATGCTTGCGCCTTATAATCCGGATGATCTTGTTCAAAAACACCAAGATTTCTCCATTTACGACGATATGTTGAAAGATGACGCAGTATCAGCATGCATGACGCTGAAAAAAGAAATGGTGCTAGCCAGTGGCTTTGACTTTATATCAGAGGATGAAAGCCATGCGGAAATCGTCGAAGATTTAAAAATAGCATTTTGCGAAGATCCCGAATGGTCATTTGACGAAATGTTAGAGGAAGTCATTAGTGCTTATGAGTACGGCTTATCCATCACTGAGAAGGTTTTTCAAAAAAGAAAAGATGGGAAGTTATCCTTAAAATTTCTTAAGACTAGGCATCCTGGCCCATGGCTTTTGCATCAAGATGATTTTGGGAATGTGGTGCGGTATGAGCAACAAGGAACGTCTAATCTTGATGTGGACAAAAGAGCGTTAATCCATTTTATAAATCGCCGAAAGTTTGATAATCCTTACGGGACAAGTGATCTAAGAGCGGCTCATCAGGCGTGGTTCACGAAAAAGCATATATCAAGATGGTATGCCGTTTTTGTCGAAAAGGCAGGCTCTCCAATACCTGTTGGCAAATATGATCAAGGCAAGGCAACGCCGGAAGCTAAAAACGATTTATACAATGCTTTGAAAAAATTCCAAACTAAAAGCGCGTTGGTAATACCCAAGGAATTCGAAGTCGATTTCCTAGAGTGTAAGACAAATGGCGAGGCTTTTAGAGCGGCTTTGGAAATTTTTAACATGTATATCGGGCGCGCGCTACTCATCCCGGATTTGATGGGATTTGCTGGCGGTGAAACTAGCGGCGGATCATACACTTTAGGAAAAGAGCAAATAGGCATCTTTTTTAAACACATCACACGGCGCAGAATGATACTTGAGAGAGTAATCAACCAGCATTTAGTTTGGCCGATAGTTCTTCATAACTTTGGCTATGTAGATCATTATCCAAAATTCAAGTTTAGGCCGATTACTGAGGATCAAACTTTAGAATACGTCAAGATATGGTTGGAAGCTGTGAAAGGTCGAGTATATGTCCCTAGCGAACAGGAGTTGTCACATTTTAGGTCAGTTATCAACTTTCCTAACCAATCTGCAGAAAGCGATGGGGCAGAGGATGGCGAGGAAAAAGAAGATGATGAGGAAGAAACCGAGATTGTCTCGGATATCAAGGTTACCGAAACCAAGGATGGCGACCAAGTATCTTTTGCTAAAAAACTCTATGGAACAATCCCAGGAAATTACGAAAAACGAGTAAATTTTTCTCTAATTGAAAGCATGCTTGATAACTCACTAGATCAATTTCTGACAATTACCGCACCTGTAGTAGATGATGTGATTGACGGTCTTTTGGTGAAAGTAGAAAGATGGCATGGAAACCCTAACCAAATTGACCGTGTAATGGTTGCCGAGTCAACGCAATTGGCAAGGATGCTTAAGAAGGAATTGAAGGCTATCTATACCAAAGGCGAGCAATTAGCGGCTGCGGAATTGTCGCCTAAAAAGTATGCAAAAGGTCCGCTAGTAGATAAGTCTTTTTTAGATGTCCTGAATGGTGAGGTAGATCAATTTGCTATTGATTGGTCGGACAAAATTAGCCAAAGGGCGAGACTAACCATGGTCGAATCAATCAAGGATGGCCTATCGCTCAAGCAAACGGTAGACAGAATCAAGGAAGAGATACCAGGATTAAGTAAAACATCTATTGAGCGATTTGCTAGAACAAAATTCACGGAAGCCATGAACAAGGGACGGGTAAACTACTTTGAAAAATCGGGTGTAGTTGCTGCCTATCAATATTCGGCAATACTTGACGATAGAACAACGCCGATTTGTGCCGGTTTGCATGGCAAAATATTTGCTGCAGGTAGACAGCCAATTCCGCCGATGCATTTCAATTGCCGATCCATGCTTATTCCAATTACCAAGTATGATCAATGGGAAGAGGATAAGACGATAGACGGTATTGATATCGATGCTTTTATTGATGAATTAAAAGGTCAAGGATTTCCTAAGCAGTGAAATTTATTATATGATTAAATTGCCATAGCTAGATGCGTGAATGTGTGATCGCTCGATTTTTTCGGGCGATTGCTTTATGGAGAATATATGACTATCACAAATACACTCGGAGCAAAATTTGTAGGCCAGTTCATGGATATGGAATTGGCATTTGCAAGCGGATCTATCGGTCCGACATTTACTTGCCATCACCTTTTTGGAGAAAATCCGGCTGCTGGAACATCCTGGCAAGATGTTTGGATAACTGGCGGCGTTTATTCCTGGCCACAAACGGCTGGCGCAGTGTCGATTGTTTCGGCGTCAACTAATGACACGGCGACCGGAATTGGTGCGAGAACTGTAGTAGTAGAAGGATTGGACGCGAATTTTAGAAATATATCAGAAACGATAACCGTTACAGGTCAATTAACGGCTACGGGAGCAAGATTGTTTAGACGGGTGAATAAGATTTATGTGGAACACATTGGTACTTATGATGGAAGCACGGTAGCAAGTCATGGTGCTATTACCGCGACGCATTTAGGGACGGCTACGGCAAAAATTGAGGTATCTGTGGTGTCTTTCGGACGGACGGAACTGGCTAGATATACTGTTCCGGCTGGACATACTGCCTATGTCAATGAGGTGGACATAAATGTCGATTCAACAAAATTTGGATCGGTGATCATGTTTGCAAGAGAGAATGCTGATGTTACTACCGCACCATTTACGGCTAAACAAGCTATAGAAATATGGGAAGGATTGAGCGGACCTTATAGCCATTCCTTCAATGCTCCTCAAAGGTTTCCTGCTAAGACTGATATATGGTTTGTGTGTAAAGCAGCGCAGGCGGCTACTCCCATGAACGTATCTTTTGATATATTTCTAACGCCAGAATAAGGGTTTATTTATGCCAGAAATAAAAAATGTGGAAATAATGAGTGTGGGGACGTGGAATGGTACGCCAATCACAGAAGCACTACTGCAGGAATGCTGCGAAGCCTTCGAAAAAACTAAAGGCTATGCTAAGCCTATTTTGAAGCTAGGCCATAATGATGAGCAGGTGCTTTTAGCCAAGGATGGCTTGCCGGCTGCTGGTGCAGTGTCGGCTATGTATATCAAAGGCAAAAAGCTATTGGCCGATTTTGTCGATGTCCCAGCCAAGATTTATGATCTAATCCAAAAGAAAGCGTATCGAAAAGTCAGTGTAGAGTTATACAAAGGATTGACGTTAGAAGGCCAGCAATTTCCGGCGTGGATTGGTGCGGTAGCCTTGCTCGGCGCGGATTTGCCGGCAATGACTTCTTTAAATGACATTCTCCAAATGTATTCATTGGCTGATAGCAATTCATTCCGCGCGGCTGATTTTTTGCCTTTTCAATCGAATGCCGATACAATTAAGGCAGTTATAGAATTTTCCAATGGGGACAAAACAATGCAAGAAATCGATAACAGCGATTTGCAAAAAACTGTTGAGGATCAGCAAAAGTTGATTGATCAACTTAGCGGACAAGCTGAAGAATTCAAGAAAGCGGCTGAGGATTTGGCTACTTTCAAAAAAGAATCAGAAGCCAAAATTGCTCAATTGTTGGCTGATGCGCGGAAAAACCAAGCGGAATTATTTTCGTTAGATTTGGAAAAGCGCGGATTGCTTACGCCATCTCTGAAGAAAATGGTTGAGCCATTTTTGGCGCATGCTGCAGCAAGCCCGGCCAAGTTTAGTGTAGATGCAAAGGAAATTGATCAAGCGGAATGGCTTGGTAATTTGTTGCAATTGGCTAAAGAATGCTACGCGATCAATCAAGATCAGCTAACGCAAAATGCGCAGCCAATTGAAACGACCGGCGAAGCAGGGCTGCAAAAGAAGATTGAAGAAATCATGGTTGCCGAGAAATGCAGCTACTCAGCGGCATATCGAAAAGCCATTAAAGAACAACAATAAATAGGGAAAGGTAACAAGCTATGTCAGCACCTTTAGTGATAAGCGCGAAAGTTTTAAGCACATTATCTGCTCAGAGAATCGTAGCGGCGGCGGCGTCAGCTAATACTGTAGTGTATCCTACGGCTGCAGCACATTTGCCGATTGGCGTTACTCTTGACACTGTGAAGGATACCACTAACGCTATCCCGGTACAGGTCAATGGTGCGGCGTATGCCTATTTCAATGACACAGTGGCGG